AAGATCTCAGTTCTTTTAGCTCTTTTGATGGACTAGACAATAACACAGTAGCAGGATGGGTACAATCAGCTATGGAAGCAGAAACTACAGGATCAGTAGCTCAACGAAAAGGAGCAGTATCCTCTTCACTGGCAGAAAAAATGAACCCAGTATCAGTTGTTAAGTATTTAGCAGTTTCTGGAGAATAAATTAAAATAAAAGTTGTTTTATAAGATATTTATTCTTATATTACTTATTATAATAAATCGATTAATTAAAAATTAAATTATGGCAAATCAAAAGTTAACTCAAGAAGAGCTTGACAAGTTACAAGAACTACAGCAAAAGAATGCTGCTTTGGTAAATGAACTAGGAGGTATTTCTCTAGCAGAAATCAATATCTCAGAGAGAAAAGAAGGAGCAAAATCATTTTTAGCTGAATTAAGAGAATCAGAAAAAGAGTTAGTAGACGCTTTAGAAGCATCATACGGCGCTGGTTCAATTGACTTGAAGAACGGCGAGTTTATTCCTGCACCTAAAGAAGAAAAAGGTGTTGAAGAACCAGAGCTTGTAGAAGAAAAATAAAGAATCTTTTACATACTTATAGTTAAGGAGGGTTTTACATCCTCCTTTCCTATTTATTATAGACAGATATAGTTAAAACATTAGTTCTGTTTTACATTCCTGAATGATATTTATAATAAATTAAAATAAAATAGACCAAACATGGCAGAATCAATCATCTCACCGGGTGTATTTGCAAGAGAAAACGATATTTCTTTTATCCAGCCTGCTCCAGTAGAAGCTGGCGCTGCAATCATCGGACCTTCAGTTAAAGGACCAGTAGAAGAACCAACTATTGTAACATCCTATAATCAGTATGTTAGACAGTTTGGAGAAACTTTTGTATCAGCATCAACAAAACAAGAATACTTAACCTCAATATCGGTTAAAAACTACTTCCAACAAGGAGGTAATTCTGTATTGATGACAAGAGTAGTTACTGGATCATTTACTCCAGCATCATCTACTCACATTTCATCATCACTTAACGATAGTGTTCAACCTTTTGAAATTAAAACATTAGGAAAAGGAGCTATCTTTAATAACTCAGTCTCAATAACTAACCCAGGAGCAGAAATTGCAGGTTCTGGAGGATCATTAGTTTCTGGAACAGTTGATAATATTAGATGGCAAATACAAAACGTTGACGCTAAAAAAGGAACTTTCTCTTTGACAGTAAGAAGAGGAGACGATAGCCACAGTAATAAAGTAGTATTAGAGACATTTAACAATATTAGTTTAGATCCTAATTCTTCTAACTACATTGAAAGTGTAATTGGTACTCAATATAAAACTAAAGCAACAGACGGAACTAAGACATACGTTAAGACTCAAGGAGATTACGTAAATAAGTCTAACTTCATTTATGTTTCTGCAGTAAATTCAGCAACAGTTAACTACCTTCAAAACGATGGTACATCTGTAGGAGTAGACGGAGATGGAAATTCTTACTCAGGATCTTTACCGATCGCTGAATCTGGATCATTCTATAACGCTACCGGAGTTAACGCTGTAGCAGGAGCAAATTACTTTAGTTCAATATCAAATACAAACTCTCAAGGTTTAACATCTGGTAATTATACAGATGCTATATCAATCTTAGATAATAAAGACGAATACATATTTAACATCTTATCAGCACCAGGAATGGTATATAAGAATGCTGATCAAGCAGGAGTCTTAAATAGTGTAGTAACTTTAGCAGAATCTAGAGGAGATTGTATCGCAGTAATAGATTTAGAAACTTATGGTTCTACTGTAAGTAATATTACATCAACTGCTACAGGATTAAATAGTTCATATGCTTCTTCTTATTGGCCATGGGTACAAGTTGTATCTGCTACGGGAAGAAACGTATATGTCCCTGCTTCTTGTGTTATACCAGGAGTATATGCATTTACAGATAATAGTTCAGCACCTTGGTTCGCACCAGCTGGATTAGTAAGAGGAGGAATCGTTGGAGTAATTCAAGCAGAACAAAAATTAACAAGAGGTCAAAGAGACTTATTGTATGATGGTAAAGTTAATCCAATCGCTACTTTCCCTGGACAAGGTATTGCAGTATTTGGTCAAAAGACTTTACAGACTAAAGCATCAGCTTTAGATAGAGTAAACGTAAGAAGATTATTAATCGAGCTTAAGAAGTTCTTAGGAGATCAAGCTAGAAACTTAGTATTTGAACAAAATACAGTAGCAACTAGAAACAGATTTTTATCTATAGTGAATCCATACTTAGAATCAGTAGTACAGAGACAAGGTCTTTATACCTTTAGAGTAGTAATGGATGATACAAACAACACCGCAGATGTTGTAGACAGAAACCAATTGGTAGGTCAAATATTTATTCAGCCAGCTAAAACAGCAGAATTTATAGTACTAGACTTCACAGTTGAACCTACTGGAGCAACTTTTAACGGATAAATTATTAATTAACTGTATTTATAATAAAGTAAATAGAACATGGCAATATTAGATCCAAACGAAATAATGTTTAAAGCTTTCGAACCGAAAGTACAGAACAGATTTGTAATGCTTATCGACGGAATTCCTTCCTTTATGGTAAAGAATGTAAAAGCTCCTACCTTCACCGATAACGTTATCAAATTAGATCACATCAATTCATATAGAAAAATTAGAGGAAAAAGAGAATGGGACGATATGACCATGACACTTTACGATCCAGTAACACCAAGTGGAGCTCAAGCAGTAATGGAGTGGGCAAGACAAGGTTACGAATCAGTAACTGGTAGAGCAGGATACTCTGATTTCTATAAAAAGGATTTAACTTTAAATATTTTAGGACCTGTAGGAGACATCGTAGGAGAATGGATCATCAAAGGTGCTATACTATCAAACGGAGACTTTGGTCAATATGACTGGACATCTGATGAAGCTGTTGAAATCAGCATTACAGTAGCAATGGACTACTGCGTATTAAACTACTAATACACACCTACCTCTTATTAAGATAATTAACCCGGATTCTTTCCGGGTTTTTTAGTTGCTTTTAAAAGTTTTTTTTCTTATATTTATATATAGAATAAGTTATAAAGAAATAAAATTTATGGAATCACAATTTAAACTCCCTACAGAAACTGTAGACTTACCATCTAAAGGGTTACTATACCCTGAGGACTCTCCACTATCAAGCGGTAAAATTGAAATGAAATATATGACCGCAAAAGAAGAGGACATATTGACAAATCAAAATTACATAAAAAACGGAACTGTAATAGATAAGTTACTAAACTCTCTTATCGTAACTGAAGGTGTAAGTTATGATAACCTACTGATTGGAGATAAAAACGCTATAATGATGGCAGCCAGAGTATTATCATATGGAAAAGATTATTCTTTTAAGTATATGGATGAAGAAGTTACAGTAGACCTTAGTGCATTAGAAAATAAGGATATTGATTACACTTTACTCAAAGACAGAAAGAACGACTTTATTTTTGATTTACCCTCAACAGGTAATTCAGTTACTATTAAAATACTAACTCATAAAGACGAAACATTAATTGAAAGAGAAATTGAAGGTAATAAAAAAATAAATAAAAATTCTTCTACTCTTACAACAACTAGGTTAAAACATATGATAACCTCAGTAAACGGCAATAGAGAGACTAAAGAGATTAGAAACTTTGTAGATAATTTTTTATTAGCCAAGGATGCTAGGGCTATCAGAAAATACTATAGTGAAATTTCACCAGACATTAGAATGGAGTTTTATGTAGAAGACAGAAAGGAGGAGGTCGAGATTCCAATAGGGATCGGCTTTTTTTGGCCTGACGCCGCAGTATAGAGAGTTAGTTTTTTCTCAAATACACGATATAGTATTTTTCGGTAAAGGTGGTTTTACTTGGGAGACTGTTTACAGTATGCCTATATGGTTACGTAAGTTTACTTTCAGTAAAATACAAGAACATTACCAAAATCAAAAAGAAGAAACAGATAAACTAAATAAACAGTCTAAACAGACTAACAAACCAAAAAACCCTAATTTTATAACTAAGGCTT